ACAATGATGTTTTTGTTTAACAGATAGGAATATGTCAAAGCATCCCACATACGAGTCTGTGCAAACACATCATCATAGTTTGATTTGGTGTCATAAGCCAAAGTCAAAGCCAATTCAATCAACTTCAACTTATCTTCCAGTTTGATAATCAACGCAACGTCTTTGATGTTATACTCAATGAACTTTTGGTGATTCAACCGATACAAAGCATGTAGATTGTCAAACTCATCATAAGAGATTTTACCTTCACCCAATTCTACTTGAGCAATGGCATCCAAACGATAAGACTCTTGTGACTTACCGCCAGGAGCATACCATTTGTACAATTCAATATAATCTAATGCACCAATACCAACCAAGTCATAGGCAATCATTGGCTTGCCGTTAATGACTGTCTTGCGTTCAAAGATATAACCCCAAGGTGACAATTTCTTGGCATCTCTTTCACCTAGAATCTTACGAAACCGATTAACAAGATATGGTATATCAAAGAACTTTGTATTCCAACCAGTCACAACGTCAGGACATTGGTCAACCCAAAGCTTCATGAATTTACTACAAAGGGTCCATTCATCTTTACACTTGACATATAACTCATCACCTTGTGTCTCATAATCACCACAGGCAAAGACCCATGTTTTGCCATTCAAAAAGGTAATACAAATGGCAGTAATGGGTTCATTAGCTTCGTATGGATCAGGGAAACCATTTTCAGAACCGACCTCAATATCGATGATTGCTATTGATACATGGTCTTGGTCCCACTCAACCATCTCTGGATGTTCGTCCGCAATATAAGAGTACTCATATCTCTCTTGACCGTAAACTGTAGGGGCGCCAGGTATTGGATCACCATGGCCATCTCTGAATGATTTAACAAACTCTCTCGCCTCAGCAATACTATCGAATTTCCGAGGTCTGAGAGGTACACCGTCTAGTGATTTATAAAGACTTTTGCCACTTTTATCGGCAAGGTAAAGTGAAGGAGAGTAACTGATTCTATCTTTTACACGTTGACCGTTTTGAACGCCACGATATAGAATCTGGTTACCAATAGATTGGACATTGGTATAGAATGTTGTCATTAACCTGTAATTATTTGTTGTGTTGGAGGAAGAACGATGCCGGAACCAAAGACTTGATTGTAATTTGATACAAAGTCTTCAGCTGGTGTATAAGAGTATACTACATGTTTCTTACTCAAGGCAATGGTTGAACCAGTCTTTTGTTCACCGTGGAGTGGGAATGGTGAGAATCCAACGTTAGGCATACCGTCTTTACCACGTACAATCGTGATGCCAACTGGGTTTTCAATCACAAATTCTGTCTCCGATTCACTTTCCAACTCACCCAATAGGTCTTCACCAGTAATCAATTTCAACGCCAAGACTTTCATAATGTTCTCCACATAAATAATAATATAACATTATATATGAATTCGTTTCGGACCACAAGCCGTCCCTGTCATCTTTGCCATTAATAAATCAATCAAGCAAAGGGACAAATGGATCCAATTACGCTGTTTGCTTTAGCAAACGGAGCAGTTGCTGCTGTCAAAAAAGGATGTCAACTATACAAAGACATTAAAGGTGCCGCTGGGGATGTGAAAGCAGTCCTCAAGGATCTTGACGAGCAATTCCATGCCAACCACCCACCTGATAAACCTGCTACAACTACACAACGAAATGCTTACATTGAGGAAAAGAATCGTGTAATTGAGCTGAACAAAAAACAAGGCGAAACTGCCGGTATTTACCAAGAGTTGGCTAATTATCTTGGTGACTTCTTTGACAACATGAACAAGTGTATGGCTGTCATTGAAGAAGAAGAACGTAAGAATCGTGAAGAAATATATGAAGGTGAAGAAAGTTTAGGACGCAGAGCCCTACAACTCGTCATAATGAAAAAACAATTAGAACAAATGACGGTTGAACTGCGTGAAATGATGATTTACAATTCTCCTCCAGAACTCGGTGCATTGTGGACTGATGTTAGTGAAATGATGAAGGAGATGGGTGGACAACAGAAGGTTCTCCTAACCAGAAAATTACAAGCCGATGCTAGAGCAGCAGCAAGAAGAAAAGCCAGACTTAAAATGTATATGGAAGAACTGAGCTATGCTGGAATTATATTCGTTATTGGCATTACAGTAACCTTATTAATGGCTTGGGTATCACACGATAGGCATCAACGCTGGCCAGAATTGGATCCAGATAAAATACATGCCGCTCAGGCCGAACGTAAACGTATCCGTTTGTTGGAATTACAACAGATGAATGAAGAAATAAAGAGACAAGATGAAGAATACAGACGACAATCAGAATGATGAAGCTGTTGAGACTCAATCCTTTTCGGATTTTTTCCTAGAATTACCATTTAAAATTATAATGGTAACAATTTTTGCCGTATGGTTAATAGGAATAGCAATTGCCTTTCTTGTAGTAAAGATAGTAAAATAAATATGTCTACTATAACTGAGGAGTACCTAAATTGCTACGCATTGTTTTTTCTATATTATGTTTATTCTCCCTACTTTTTAATCTCGGAAATGTCCAAGCGCAACCAATTACCGCAAAATCGTGGTTGATTACAAATGAGGACACGAATACAGTCCTTGATGCATCTAATGAGGATAGAATACAACCAATTGCCAGTATCAGTAAACTGATTGTATCTATGGTTGTTTTGGATGCCAAACAGGATTTAGATGAAGTAGTACCACTTAGTACTAAAATCAGAGATGCCTTGCCATCACAATTATCAAGGAGAACTCTATTAGAATTGGCCTTGGTCAATAGTAACAATAGAGCAGCACAAACACTATGTGAACAATATCCTGGTGGATTTGGTGTTTGTGTATATGTAATGAATTTAAAATTGCAGAACCTAAACATGACCGATTCTATCGTGTATGAACCCACAGGCCTTGATAAGAGAAATACCAGTTCAGCCAAACAATTGGTTAACTTAGTTAAGGCGGCAGCTAACTATTCATTTATTGTAGATGCTGATAAGAAAACATCCGTTGAAGTTACTGTAAAGAAAAGAAAACTTGTATATCATAATACAAACCCACTCGTTGGTAAGAAAGATTTCACCATAAGTAAAACAGGATGGATTTCTGCTTCTGGTGGATGTATCGTTACTAAACTAAATAATTCTATCATTATCGTATTGGGAAGCAGAAATACTCATACAAGAATCAATGAGGTTGCTTATCTCTACGATATACACAAAAGGAGACTATAATGAAAAAACTACTATTAGCTTTATCACTTTTGACAATTCTAGGAACTGTTAACGCACAATGGCATCACCATGGCGGTTACTGTTGTTATCGTGGAAACGGAATGGGTTGGGTTGCACCAGCTTTAATTGGTGGTGTTGTTGGTTATGAATTGGCTCGTCCACCAGTATACGTTGAACAGCCTTCAGTTATTGTCCAACAACCAGTCGTGCAAGCACCACCAGTTGGTTATCATTGGCAAGAAATGATTGACCCACAAACTGGAGTCAAGAGAGTTGTGGCTGTACCCAATTAAGTCCAGACTCTAAAGTTTTCGTATTTGCAAGGATTACTTTCATCAAATTCTTTATAGAATAGACTGTTAGTATCCTTGCTTGGTGTCCAATTAGACATTACAGACACCAATGGTTCCCAATATTGGTCACCAATTTCTAGAATTTCTTCAAACGGTAATTCTTCTGGTTCTGTATAACCATTTCTTGGATTCTTAATCATCCAAACGATGGCACCCAACATAGAACCTGCAACTTGCATTGATGTTGCATTTTCACCTTCTACTAATTCTCTAGCGCCATGAATGTCTAATTGTGAACCGTGCCAGAAGCAGAAGCCATCACCAATTAACAATACACCCAATTCATCCATGCCATCAACGATTTCATCTTTGAGAATACGTTGTTCTTTTTGAATGTCCAATTCATTACCACGCATTTCGTGTAGTGAAGCAATAGCGGCATCAGATGGTTGATACACATAGTAAACAGATGGCCTATAATCGCCACGTTTTGTTGTGAAGTATTCGGAGATTGTTACTGATTCGGAGTGTTGAATACAGTAACCATTATATTGGCCACCATCTGGTACCCATGATTTCATTAACACGGATGCACCAGGTTGCATTAGATATGCGGCATTACCTTGTGAACGTCCACCTTCTGGATGCCTGTCCTCATGTGTACCCCATCCCATTTCAGCAGGCGCTCTACCTTCTGCCCAAAAACCTTCACAAGACCATGTGTTGGTAAATTCACCTTTAGTTTTTGGTGCTGATATAACCTGTTGGTCTCTTTCAGCAATATGAATCACTTTAACATCCAGTGATTTCATCAACTGAGCCCATTCTTCATGGCTTGTTGGCATCTCAACTTTTCTACCACGTTTCTTAGCTAGATTAAGAAGTGCTCTCTTAGTTAAATGTGTTACATAACCAGGATTTGCACCATGAGTTACACAACAAGTTGGACCATTCTCATATTGCATCATGGCTTCACGCACAACTTTATGTGTGTGATATAATGTTCTATCTGCTAGTTTGGGAATTGTTTCGTCTGGATGGTGTTCCCATCTCTCTAATGATGTATCAATTTCCATCACACCGTTTTCCATACACCACTCTAGCAATGCTTGTGCATCGATATTAAGTGAGCAATTGATAATCATGTCGCCTTCGCCAACATAGGTCGACAATATCTTTTTGTAATTACCTGGAAGAATTTCTTTTCTTACATAATGACATCCAGCACCACTATGGCGACGGATAAAAATGTTTCTGTGATTGTCACGTTCTAGTACCGTGATGTTTTTTGGATCAACAGCAATGTGTCTTAGAATAACAGGTAGAATGGCTTGTCCAACAGAGCCATAACCAATAATTAGAATTTTACCATAAAAGTCAATATGCTTCTGGTACTTCTCTTTTTCAAATTCTACAAAACTTTTTACAGGCATTTTCTATATCCAAGTTAAACAATAACTGGATATTTATGTTATCTGGTTGCAGAGCCTGGAGTCGCACCAAGAACTAAGGATTATGAGTCCTTTGTGATACTGTTTCACCACCCTGCGATAACTGTTCTATAAGTTTAAAAGCCTCATCTTCGGCTTTCTGGTCTTCGATTTCTTGTGGAGTTTTCTTCCGAAAGATGGCGTCAAAGTTTTTACCATAAGTGTTTTGGTCTACACTAAAAGGTCTTGGACTACTTCCTTTGCCGCCATCTGACATGATTAAATCTCCTCGTAATCTTCTTTACCACAACCACACTCAGGACACAAAAAGTCCTCAGCTAAGTCTTCCCATTTACCTTCTGTTTCTTCATCGTGGACATGGCCACAAATTACACATACATGATCCATTATAGTGTCTCCAACTTTGATTGATATGCTTCTGCATGACGCTTTTCAACTTTAGCTAAAGCCGCAAATCTTTTCTCCGCTTTTCTTAAAACGGCTGCAAATTGCTCCGCATGTTCTTTTGACTCAGCAATTTGTGTATCAGCTTCAGCAGCTGCTTGTGCATTACCTTCAGCAATTGCTTCGGCTTGCATAATTGGATACATTGAAGTGTATTCATATGTTTCACCTTCAATGGCTTTTTCCAAACACTCTTTAGTTGTTGGTTTACCAATCAACAATTCTAAATGACCCCATGCATGTAACAATTCTTGGTCTGCTGTGTGTTCAAAATGTTTAGCGATATCTTCGTGACCTTCTTCACGAGCAATCTTAGCAAAGTACTTATACTTGACATGAGCCTGTGACTCGCCTGCCAAAGCACTTTCTAAATTCTTAATAGTCAAACTCATAAGATTCCTTAATATAAAATAATATGGAGCGGGGTTCTAGATTTCCACTAGAATGATGAGTGGCCTCACCAATGTTAAAAACCCCCGCATAACTGGAGCGGATTAACAGAATCGAACTGTTGCCGAAAGATTGGAAATCTCCCGTTCTACCATTAAACTAAATCCGCAATAAACTGGAGCGGGTAACGAGAATCGAACTCGTAACTTAACTTTGGCAAAGTCATGTGTTACCACTAGCAC